GGGGGAGTGAAGTCAAAACTCTCCGTTCCACCTCTTGCATCAAGAAATGCCTCAATGGTATCCGCATCTGTTTCGCTTACATTGAAAGTTAAATTAAAAACTTTAGGATCTTGATTTAATCCAAACTGAACACGTTGTTGGTAGCCATCACCAAACTGTGTGATTCGTGTTTTAGGTTGATTTGTTTTTCTTGTTCCGTAAGTAGGAGTAATTGAAGGAAAAGTTGCCATTTATCTAGTATTAGAAAGTAAACCACCAGGGCGTTGTTGTTTTACAATTTCACCCTGTACTGCTGCTGCTATTAGTGTACCTAACTCCCTTCCTTCTTCTTCATCGCCTTGTGCATCAACACCACCTTCCATGTTTACATTAACCACAATATTATTTGTAGTTCCTCCACCTAATTGATTATTTGGAATAATAGTACCAGCAGAAGAAGGGACAAATAATTCTGGCCCACGCTCTCCAACAAGTGATGCTTTGCCTACAGGTGGTCTTCCTCCTTCAGCAAAACCTTTTCCACCTAAACCTGGCATGAAAGGTACAAGACCGTCACCGCCACCGCCAAAGCCTAATAGTCCGCCACCGCCGCCACCGCCGCCGCCAAACATACCCCCTAGAAAACCTCCTATACCAGATACTGCTTTCTGAATAGCTACTTCTATAAGTTTTCTTTTCAATTGATCTAATACATTTATTGCTGCCTGACCTAATGTTTGAGTACCCATAACCGCATCTGTAAGATTAGAAACAAGACCTTGTTCAATTGCCTCACCTATTTCTCTGAACCTTTCATTTAACAATTCTGTTTCAGATTTTGCATTTAAAAGCTCCATATTAAACATATCTGCACCTAAAGAAAGACCTTCGATTAAAAAGTTTGTTTCTCCCAAACTTTGATTAAAAAGATCAGTTAATGGTATTAAACCTTCAGAAAAAGTAAGAGTTGTACCCTCTATTAAATCTTTGTGTTTTTTTTCTTTCTCTATTTTTTTTTCAATAATTTCTACTTCTTTAAATTGTATGTTCCTTAACTTTTCTCTTTCAATATTTTGATCTCTAAGAAGTTGAAATTGCTCCCTAAAAAATTCATTTTCTGCTTTACTTGCAAATATGCTTTCTCCTTTAAAATCAGTGCCAAATTTTGTTGCTGTTAGTCTTGCTGCATCTCTGCGTGCATCTTGCTCTGCTTTAGCAACATTACCTAAACCAACATCACCTATATCTCCAAACCTTGAAAACAATTTTTCTATAGCAGTAACACCTTTTGTTGCAAAATCCAATGCACCTTTAATTGCAGGGGAAAGTATTTCTCCGATGGTTCTTGCCAAACTTTCTGTTGAATCTATCAAAGTGGATAATTTTCCATTCAGCGTTGTTGCTTGTGAAGAAGCACCTTCAAAGAAAGCACCACCTTCATTAGTTAAATTTATAAGTGCTTGATTTACAAGATCAGCCCCAATTTTTCCTTGTCTTTGTGCTTTTTCAAAAGCCTCACCTTGTAAACCTGTTATTCGTTTAAGTTCTGTTGTAATATCAACCCCTCTTTCCAATAATTGAAGATTCTCTTCTTGTTGTAATTTTCCTTTTGCTCTTATCTGTCCAAAGGCTGTTGCAATACCTTGTAAATCTGCTCCAGTAGCACCAGCAACATCAGCAAGCCTTTTTGTGGTATCAACTAATTCATTAGTCTCAAAACCAAAAGCCTTTAATCGTTTTGTTTGCTCTATTAATTCACTACTTTTAAATGGAGTAACAGCACCAAAATCTTGCAGTTCTTTTATTATGAGATTTGTTTTAGAAAGAGAACCAGTAAGAACTTCTAGACTTTTTCTTTGAGTCTCAATATCAGCAGCGTTAATAAAAACAAATCTTGCAGCCGCTATAGTTGCCAAAGCCTTTATTAACGGCATCAAAGATTTATTTAATGTTGCAAATCCACCACTTGCTGATTTTGCAGCCCTTCCTGATTCTCTTATTGATCTGTTTGATTTATTTAATCTATCTTTTAATTTATTTGTGCTACTGCTTAAAGCTTTGGTTTGTTCATTTACACGTTGCAATGGTCTGATTGCGTTTTGTGCATCAACTATAAGTTTTACTGTTGATTGTGCCACAAATACAAATAACCTTTATTATATATTACATTCATTTGGCCTTTTGTCGCTGCATTTCTTGTCTTTCCCTTTCATTCTTTACTTCATAATATGCAGCCCAGTGAACAAGCTCCTCCTCTGTAATACTTTTTCTTAACTCAATTAATGTTTTACCTAATTCTGTTGCGAGAAAAAACTCAAAGTTTAACCAGTTATCTCGCCTAATTCGTTTTTTGCTGTATCTAAGTCAACTTGAATATCCATCATAAATAACTCAAGATCATTCAAAACTGTTTCAGGTAAAAATCTCTGTAGATTTTCAGCATCAGCAGAATGAAATGCTTTTGAGCCATCTTCATTTTCTGCAAGTTGACAGAGAAGTTTTGTAGATATTGTCAAAGCATCATCTGTACCAGCAGCAACTTGAGCTTTTTTTCTATCAAACCTTGTAAGTGGTGGAAAATATATTTCTTTTAAAAGTGAGCCATCTGGTTTTTTTAGTTCATATTTTCTTCTTGCGGTCATTACATCACTGAACGCCTCAGTGATGAGATCAACGGTTCTTTTTGTTGCCATGTTTTTGTGGGGTTAGTTAATTAAAATTTACTATATGTCTGAAGTAATTGCACCTGTTGTTTGGAAAGAAATGTTTATTTCTTGGATCTCACCAATTGTTGCTCCATATTCAGCACCTGTAATTATTCCAGAAAAACCAAATTTTTTAGCACTTGCTGAACTGTCTGGAAATAACTCAAACAAGGCATCACCAGCATCACCAGTTGTTAAAATATCTTCAACAAATGCCAAGTAATCAGAGTTACCAGCATTGTCATAAATGAGAGTTGCTGAACCTTCACCAGAAATAAGACCACCAACAAAAGTCTTTGAGGTATCACCCTGAACTGTGGTTTCTTGGGTATCTTTAGTAATTGATAAAGACCAATTTCTAAGACCTGAAATATCAGCTTCTGTTCCAGCAGCGTTATGGAACATTATTTTACCGACATCACCTTTTACAGCAGCCATAACAAAAAAAAGAAAGATTTATAAATATATTAACCCTTTTCAGTCTTTTTTACATCTTTTTTTGAATTTTGTTGACTCTCCATATATCTTTTGCAATTGGGGTCCCACATTCTTGAATCTCTAACACCTTTGACAGCTTCGATAGCGTCAAGCATCTCTTCAGTGATTTCAAGTTTTGGCATGATTAAAGTTCCTCAAATATTTCAAATGTTATCCTAAGTTGTGTTTGAAACTTACCTTCTGGACTTGATGTAAGTATTTCAGGCCCGATTGGTGAATCAAAAATAACATTTGAAACTGTAATATTATTGTAAAGGTCACGCAATCTTTTGCCAATTGTAAAGTTTGACCCTGGGCCGATCCCCTCTTCTGTAAATATATTAATTAAAAGTAAACCAACAACACTGTTTGTTGAGTTTGCAGATCCACCCATAGTCAAATAACTTCCAGAACCAAAGCTTGTCTGACATTGAACAAAAGTGTCCTCTGTTGTGGAATCAAAAGCCATGTTGTTAAATACAACAGGAATTGCTGGACTTGATGCCAATTCTGTAGCAAGCCTACCTTCAATTGTAGATCTGACGGTGTTTAAATCAATTGCTGCCATTATGATCTCCTAAATTCATCTCTAATAAATCTTTCCAGTTGCTTTGCAACAAGTTCTGGATAACCTTTGATTGTGTTTTGACGAGTTCTGTATCTTCCACCCCAACTTGGAGGCAGGTTAGTTCCATAAGCAACAGGTTCAGCGTATTCCACGGTTGTAAACACTTCTCCTTGAAATTTACCGATTTTTGTTTGCCACGACTCACGAAGCTGACCGCCAGTTCCACGGTTTAACAAAGCTTTTTTAAACGGAACTACTTGACCATTTGGTAATGTAAAAAAATTAGGTATAGAATCTAGATCAGGATAGTTATCTAAAGAAAAAACAGGCGTAAATTCTTTTATATCTTTTGTTGCTTTTAATGTCGCTTTCCTTACAACCGTTTGTACTTTTTCACCGAAATGATCTCCGATGTCAGTTAAATTTATTTCTCTTGCCATAGTTACCTCAAGATAAGATCAAAACTTATTGCTGTATTATTCTGCTCGTTTGTAATTACCTGAATAATTTTAAACTCAACACTGCTTATAACAACTCTGTCTTTTGTGGTTGGTACAAAAGATAAATCCCCTGCTGATATTGTTAGTCTTTTGTCTTGGGATTCAATCAGATCATTTATCTCAGATCTGTTTACATTTGTTAACGCACCTTTGACAGTAGTATCAGATGTAGATTCTGTGATGGCTCCAGTGGTTGTGTTATAACTGCCAGCCGTGACCTGTCTGATAGTTACATCACCTCCAAGCTTGCTCAAAGTTTTTGATGCTGCTTTTTTTAGTGCGTTGGCAAGACTCATAATGAATAAGCTATGACCTGACCACTCGCAAGAGTGATACTTGTGATCACACCACAAACTTCAGATGATGCCTTCATTGTGATGCCGTTTATAGTTGCAGAACCATTTTCAGTAATATTTTCAGCAACAAAAGTTGCCTCCGCATCTGTTAGACAATGCACCTTACCAAATCTGCCTGTATGAGCAGCCGTATCGGTAATAATGATTGCTGCTGGATATTCGTAGCCGTAGCCCATTTTCATGACCTCTTGATTTGTAAGTTTGCTCTTCCA